AGGAATGGCGGAAAGAGACGCAATGCGTACGACTAAGATGACCGCTTACGAACGTCGTTTAAACAAGTGTCATCGTGCGAACTGACTATACGAATAAACTACAGGAATTGTTTGGTAATTCTTAAAAACGTTTCTCGTCAATGTTCGCTTCCTCTACAGTGATTGTATTTGGTTAATTAATAATAAATAATATATGAACAAAGCAAACATTTTAACAGTGACACCAAACATAAGCGGTAACATAGGTTCTTGCACAATTCAGTCGAATGAAGTTACTACTGGTAATAGCTTCTGGACTAGTCAAAGACAAGTGACACAGGTAAATTCATGTACGGGTCAGGTCGTATCCATAAATCAGTATACTGATTATACAGGTCTTCAGTTTATTGGGACAGTTGGAATAGTTCTATTTGTGAGTGCCGTATTAGTGGTACTAGATTTACGTTATTTATAGTTAAATAATATACAAATAACATGCCCTTCCGAGAAACCCCCCAAGGACAAACCAACTTCTGCAAACATCGTGATGACCATGATGTATCGAAGTGTGAGAAGTGTATACCCAAAGTACAACACACGGGATTGAGAAATAAATGCGAGAAAGGCAGACACCCTAATTATTGCCCAGACTGTTGGGAAAGTTGCCCATCATGTTCAGATATTGTTAGAAAAATCGGCGATATACCTGATAATGCAAAATTAGTTACTGCGACCGACACTAATGTCGGTACTACTGCTAAGGACACTAATGTCCCTACCAAAGGATATGTGGAGACTGTTTTAGAACAGTTTGAGAAAGAATTTTCAGAAGTCTTCGTGAATGGTAAAAAAGGGTTTATAAGTAATATTCTAGAAGACTTAATGAAACAAGTCATTACTCAGATGAAACCTTTCCTACGCACCTCCTTCGTAACCCTTATTGAGAGGCAGGTAGAGGTATTGAAAAAACAAAAAGTTAAAGTTGAACACGCCGAAGAATGTTTAGCTAGAACTGAAAGTGATATCTATTGTGATTGTTCAGATTATATAATCCTTATTTCAAAGAATTATGCAATAGATGAAATGGTAGATGTTATTAAATCCTTCTTACCAACTAATGAGACAAAGAAATGAAAAATATATTTATACTTACTGATTCATGTATGTGGGAAAAGAACAGAAAAGAAAAGACTAGAACCCCACACGCAATTGAAGTCGTTGACGCAAAGACAGGGCAAGTGAGATTTATCAAAACTGGATCACGTGTTAAATTCATAGATGGAGAAATTACTGATGTTTTTTCACAGGAGCAATATAATAACGAGCAAAAGAAATGAGTCCCCACGAAACAAAAGTACAATACACAAAGCTAGTCTTAGGCACTTGCGCACTCGGCGCAGTGTTCTATGTCATTTTTCTATTGCAAAATATCGTCAATTTACTCACAATCATCGCTAATAAGCCATGACATAGGCTTTAAATAAAGGTATAATGTAACAAACGCAGATAAAGAGCACTATGCCTAAACTCTCTCATCAACAAGAAGATACTATACGTAGAGCCATACGTGACGCATACGCTGTTGATCCATTGCTTACTGATAAAAGACTAATGGAAATACTTGAGAAGCGATTTAATAAATCGTTTGATTATCGTTATATTACAAGGCTCAAGAATAAAGTCGGCGGGGAAATGTTACCGCGTTTGGATAAAGAAAAGGTTGAGACTGCTTTAATGAAATTGCGTGAGACCTATCGAATTGCTCGTGAAGATCTGATCGTAATAGCCTATGGTCAAGGTACTGTCGTAGATGGGAAAATGATCGACAAGACATCAAAGAAAGATCGCATCGCTGCATGGCGTGCGATTCTTGTGCTTGAGAAAATGAAGATGGATATAGAGATTGATCTCGGCATCTATAACAAAGAAGTAGACAACAAAATGAAAGAAGAGTTTCGTTGGCGGCCACTTCCTCCGGAGATACGTGATTCTATGGTTGAGACTGCTAAATTGTGGGAACTACCTACTAACCTAACGCGCCAGATTGACCCAGAACAGGCGATTGACGTTCAGTCGGTAGATTCACCGGTTAAGGTCGATAGCGTGGCACAGCCAAAGGAACAGCAGCCAAATAACCATATCAATGAACCAGCCAAACCAATTACAAACAACGGCATCGTCCAAGATCCAGAACTACAGTTATCTTAACGATTACAATCTTCGTATAGAGCTTGCGAAAGATTTTAGATGGTTTTGTGCGATATACCTTTCGCATTACTTTAAAATGAAGCCGGCATCGTTTCATCCGGACCTTATCAAATCACTAGCGAATCACGATGAACTCATGCTTGAGATCGTGGGGTTTCGTGGTAGTGCTAAGTCAACCTTTGGATCGATGGCGCTCATTCTGTGGAGTGCACTTGTGCATCCAGATCGCTATCCTTTTATTATTCCTGTGTCTGATACTTCCACGCAGTCGAAAATGAACATGGCTAACGTCAAGACCGAGCTCGATTCCAATTGGATGCTTAAAAATGACTTTGGTAACATTCGTGATGGTGTTAAGTTTGATGATAGCCTAGAACCGGATCTCGAGAGCGATGAAGACTGGCAGGCACAGAACGTACTACTTGAGAATGGTGTGCGTATCCTTTCACGCTCACGCGGTCAGAAAGTTCGAGGACTTCGACACCGTGAGTTTAGACCACGATTGATTGTCGTAGACGATCCCGAGGACCGTGAGTGGGTTAAGGAAAAAGAGAACAGAGACAAGACAGACGAATGGCTTCGCGGTGAAGTGATCCCTTCACGTGACGTTCGCTTTGGTCGTATTATCTTAATCGGTAACTGGCTTCACGAAGATGCGCTTATGGCTCGCATGAAGAAGACAGGCCTTTTTAAAGTTAAAGAATATCCATTGATTATAGGTGATCAACTCACATGGCCCGCTCTCTTTCCTACTCAAAAGAAGTTGAATGACGAACGTGTGATCATGGGTGAGATCGCATGGCAACGTGAGATGTTGATGCGTATCGTACCAGACGATGGTCAGATCATTACGCCGAACGATATCCATTATTATGACGGCACACCTTCGGGCACTATCGATCTCATTGGTCATGGTATAGACCTCGCGATCTCAAAGGAGAGCTCGGCTGACTTTACAACTGACGTAGCTGGTGAGGTTAGGTATGACGAGTTCGATCAGCAGTCATATATTTACATACGAAGAAATCCTCTCAATGCTCACTTAAACTTTCTCGAAACAATACGTCATTGTGTATTCGCGGACAATCCACGCGGTGAGCATACGTTCTATGTTGAAGGTGTTCAATATCAGCAAGCGGCCATCGAAGAGCTTATTAGGCAGACGCTATCTGTTACCGCTATGAATCCGGTCAAAGATAAGCGATCAAGACTAATTACAGTTGCGCCGTATATCAAGACTGGCATCGTTCGCTTCCCACGTACCGGCTGTGAGGATCTCTTAGCGCAGTTGTTCGGCTTTGGTGTCGAATCACATGATGACCTCGTGGATGCGCTCGTGTGGCTCATTAAAGGACTCGTGCAGTCAGGTCTTGGCTTCGTACCTATCACACCAGTTGACACTAACCTAGTGCAAAAAAAAGATGAGTGATATAATAAAAGTGCTATGGAGTAATCCAGAAGCAAACGATTGTGGCATAGTTGGTCGTGCGATTTTGTTGGCGCAAGCCCCTAATACGGTGGTTCAAATCCACCCAGTCGTTTATGAATCCTCTCTCTCTCAGAACAATGAAAGCGATTGAAAAGCTAGAAAGTTCGGACATTGAAAAAGCCGGTGACTATTGCATTACCCATGTACCGATGTATAATTCTGATAAGCAAACGTATGCGATCGTGTTGAAGTGTCCGTATTGTGCGATGGATATGATGTCAACAAGAATACACCGCATCAGCATCTCACGCCTCAAAAGATTTTTATCAAAGCTTGGCTTACCGTTCGGAGTTACTGTTAAACCTAAATTGATATGTCCGTATAATCCAAGTCACTCTTTTTCTATAACTAACGGTCGCATATCGGCCGTAAAATAAGATGAATGACAATTTTGGTGTCGCATTCGTAAAAAAACCGTTAAAGAATATCCAGCGATCGTATATACGATGGTTTGGAAAAAGTATCGGGAAAGAGGATAAGCAATTTTTTGATCGCCGTGGAGCGATAACTGTTGAGCATGGTCAAAAATCTATATCTGACATTGGTGGCGGATACACTCCGGCTGATCCAATGGTTCTACACCGTCCATCTGGCGGTAAGTTCGTGTCAGCTCAAAAGGCTATGGACTCTAACTTCGGTTGGGTCTACACCTTTGTTAAAGCTATCTCTGACGAAATATCAGGTATTGATTTTCGCCTATTTAAAATAAAAAAGAATGATGGGCACGAAGAAGTTGACGATCATGAACTACTTGATCTTCTTGACGGTGTGAATGACTTTCAGACTGGACCAGAATTTAAAAAGCTATTGGCTTCTCACCTTGAGATAACCGGTAATGCATACCTATACCTTTTTGGTGTAAAGAGCTTTGATGATAAGCCTAAAGCTATGTACCTGCTTAATCCAGGACAGACAAAAGTATTTATAAATAAAATCACATTTCCCTTTAAGGTAAGCCATTATGTGATGTTCGATGACAATCGAGAGTTTCGATTTGAGCCATACGAAATTATCAACATAAAGTACGCAGATCCTAATGATCAGTTTTCTGGTCTTGGTACAGTTCAAGGTATTGCTGAGTGGATAGACAATGATAATTACGCGATGGAGTTTAACCGAAACTTCTTTAGAAATGGTGCGCGTATGTCCGGTGTGTTCGAGACTGACATGACATCGATTGAACAGCTCCAGCGCCTTAAAATTGCTTTCGAAGAACAGTTCGCCGGTGTTAAGAATGCCTACAAGAGCATGATGATGCCAAAGGGTGTTAAGTGGACTCCGACACAGGTCACATCAAAGGACATGGACTTTGCGAACCTATTGAACTCAACACGAGATCGTATCCTCGCAGGATCTCGCGTGTCTAAGACTATTCTTGGAACCGCAGAATCAGACACTAACCGCGGAACAGCTGAGACTGCTGACTATGTCTTTGCTAAGCGAACTATCAAGCCAAAGATGATTCAGATCATCTCATACTTAAATGAATTTCTAGCACCTCGTTTCGGTGACGATATTTATATATCATTTGATGATCCAGTGCCAGAAGATAAGGCAGCTCGTATCGAAGAGATGAAAATCGCTGTAGCTGGTAAGCAGACAATGACTCAGAATGAAGCTCGAGAAGGATATCTAGGTCTCGGAGCATTGCCAGATAAAGGCGCGGATGAGATCAACGGTGACGTAAGCGCTGCAGGTGGCAGTGACAATGTCATGAGTGATAAATCTTCAAAGAAGAGATTAGCTGTACCTGTCTTTGTTAAATATTCAAAGGTTGGAAAGCGCCGAGCTGTTAAGACTCAGTTCTCACGCAATATGAAAGTGCGTCAAGAAGTATCGAAAGGCCTCGCACAAAAGATGGCTGAGTTTATTTTGCAAGCTAAAAAAAAGAATCTAGCTGAGATGACTGATGACGAATATCTCGCGACGATCTACGTCCACAGCAAGAAGCTTATCGACGAATATGAAATAAAATTTAAGCAGACAATGGCTCTCATATCTGCTCGCCAGAAAGAGGAAGTGCTAAAGAATTTCGAGAACGCCATCAAAGGGATGTTCCAGAAGTCTATTGATAAGTCTAAGCTATTCGATCTAAAAGAATGGATCGGTATTACTATTGCTGAGATCTCACCTGTTGCCACAGAATTCTTTACTCGAGAATTTAAGGCTGCAGCAACCAATGTTGGCAGTCCAGAAGTTCAGATCTCAAATACAATCAAAGATGCGCTCATGCACCGCATGGAGCTTCTCAGTCGAAGCTATAACGAAACGATTATCGATACACTCGCAGCAAAACTTGACGAAGGATTGTCACAAGGCTTTAGCCGTGCAGAGCTTGCAAATAGTGTTCAAGATATCTACGCTTGGAGCGAGACTGTTCAAGCTGAACGTGTCGCAAAAACTGAGACCGTCGCTATTTCAAACATGGCCAACAAGAGCGCATGGCAAGCCGATGGTAACGTTCTTACAGTAAAGTGGTATACTTCTCTTAAAGATAATGTCTGTCCACTCTGTAGGGCAATGGCCGGTACCGAGATAGATATTAACGATAATTTCCTCAATCTTGGAGATGAGTTTACAGGTGATGATGGTAAATCGATCACCGTATCATATTCTGATATTGTTGCACCTCCTCTGCATCCTAACTGTGGTTGTCTCATTCGCCCTGCCTCACTTCGCCCTATCTCTTAAATTTACTATTTTAAAATTTAAACGATATGAATTCACAATACGCTTCGATTAACGTTATCAAAAATGGTACTGCGCTTATTGCTTCTGGAAACGTTGCAGTGCCTCTTTCTGCTACACCACAGGGCTGTCTTCAAGTGATTGTGACAGCGCTCGATACAAATGTCGGACCAGTCTATCTCGGTGGTGTAGGAATTGCAGCAAAGACAGGTATTCAGCTCGAGCCAACAAACTCAACGCCGATTCCGATATTCATCAATGATCTAAGCAAGCTCTTTATTATCGGAGCGAATGTAAATGACGGTGTATCGTTCTCATGTTTCAACTAATACAACGTAACAATATGAAAAAACTATTTTATAAAATCATAGCTACTGCATCGGTTGCACTCTCTATGGTATTGCCTGCAGTAGCGCATGCGCAACAGTCACTGATCAAGCTTAACGGTACTGCAATTGTGCCGGTACAGAGCGCGTGGACACTTGGCAATGCGTTAACTAACGGTATCTTTAATAGCATCACCGTAGGATCATGTACCGGTTGCGGTACTGGCGGTGGTGGTGGTTCAGCGGCTAACCCTATCGGTGGATTGCAATATTCTACACCTGTTGGAACAACAACAGGTTTTGCTGCATCTGCGAATGTTAAATACTCGACTACTACTCAAGTATTGTCGATCTTAAATTCATCTACAACGAATGCCACAACAACGAATCTTGCTGTGACTGGCCTTTCGAATGTGTTCGCTTTTATAAATAGTTTCGGTAGCATTATCGCTGCTGCGAATGGAAGTGTGAGCAATGCGCTGTTGGCGAATAGTGCAGTCACGGTGACTGCAGGTACTGGCCTTAGCGGTGGTGGATCTATCTCTCTTGGTAGTTCAGCGATACTAAATAATACCGGTGTTATAAGCGTGTCTTGTACGACGATAACGTGCTCGGATACGAATCCAGCATCGTTCTCAGTTGGTAATGGTGCGATCTCAAATGCACAGCTCGCGAATAATACGATCGGAGTTTCAGCCGGAACCGGTCTTAGTGGCGGTGGTACTCCTGCACTTGGTGGATCTGCAACGATCAGTCTAACTGTTCCGGTTGTAGCTACAAACGGTGGTACTGGAACGACTACTGCACCGACACTCGGACAAGTTCTAGTTGGACAAGCAAACGGTACATATGCACCACAAGCGACGTCAACTCTTGGTATAACTGGTGGAAGTGGAAGTGGAACAATATCATCATCTACACTCGGTCAAATCCCTGTTTATACAGGTACTACAACTCTTGGCGGTAGTTCAGCCCTCACATGGGACAATACAAATCAAATAGTAAATTTAAATAACACTGTATCAACGACTACAGGTGGTACTGGATTTTCAGAAGTAGGAAGCTCAACAAGTTTCTTTCAGCATTGGTTACAGAATACAGCAAGTGGAGGTGCATCAAGTGGCGACTATGTTGTCGGAGGGGATAAAAGCTCTACAACCTCAACGAGTTATTATGCAGATTTTGGTTACGCAAATACAGGTTCTTCTGATTCTTTGTTTCCCGCAATCATACCTCAAGATGCATATTTATATAATACAGATGGGAGATTAGTTTTATTTACAGCCTCATCAACTGCTACAGACCATAGTATTCCATTTTACACAGGAGGTGCGACATCTACTAACCTACGTCTTGCAATCTCGGACGGAAGTACAACTATATCAAACGAGCTTATCGCTTCATCAACAGTGGGCATTGGCACAACAACTACAGCCTCGTCGAATAGTATGGTTACTGTTAGAAATAAATTAAATAAAACAAATATACTCAATTTGTTTGGTAACACTGGGGCTGCTGTAGTTACAATATCAAATGCAGGTGTATACACTTCGAGTGGAAATATTACTCTTTCAGGTAGTGCAATAGTATTCGCACCAACAATTACAGCAAATACATTTAACAACAATANTTGTGGTGCTTTAAATGCTAACCTAACTGATACATCTGGTAATGTATATATTTGCGGTACAGCTTCTCTTATCGACGGGAGTGGTGGAAGTGGTTCCCCCGGATCAGCAGGTGTCACAGGTCAGGTTCTCAAAAGCGAAGCCCCAAACTCATATCAAACAGCCGTATGGACTAATCTATTCGATAATGCAACTCTATCAGGTCAAATACCTTACAACGTGTCAGGTTCTGCGGCTTTCACTAATAACTTCTTTTACGATGCAACAAATGTTCGACTAGGCATCGGGTCATCTACTCCAAGTGCGAGACTATCTATCATGGCGGACAACACAAAAGCACTAACAACGCTTGTAGAGAATATTGCTTCGTCATCTCCAACAGGCACAGGTACAACTTCTCTTAGAACTCTTGCCGGTAACGGAAACATGACGATAAGCGGTAACTTCAACGCTGCACAGATAACAGGTAGCTCTGTGTTAACTGGTACATCAATAAGGTCAAGCCTTGTCGGTTCTGCAACTGCACCAGCTAACAATTCTAACGGCAACAACACTGGTCCATTTTACTCAACAAACGGCACATCAAGCTATTACATTTCAATTGCAGGCGCCACAACAACAACTACAAGTGCTACAGGATTTGGCGTGGGTACATCAACATCTAGTTCTAGGCTTATATCACAAGGTTCGGCAGGCTCTACAAACCCAGTCCTTACCATTGCTTCATCATCGGGTACAACTCTATTCGGTGTGTCTTCAAATGGTACAACGACCATCAGTGTCCTCGGTTCACACTTCGGAACAGGGGCAAGTACCGCTATCCCTTGCGTGTATAACGCTGCAGGAGATATTGGATACATGACTATCACAAGCCTTCTAGCGAGTGGCAGTTGTTTAGCACCATAATTATTAACTAACCAATAAAAAATATGATACCAAATATTCAATCAGTAGATTCAAATGGGAATATAACGCTTCTTACAACTGAAGTATTAACGATAGAACAGATAAATGCTGGATTATCTCAAGCTCAACAAAAAGTAGCCAACTTTACATCATTGCTTGCCAAAGCTACTGATGACGTAAATTACTGGACTACATTACAAACACAAGCGAATAATGCTATAACACCTTCAGGTAACTAGACTATGCCTACACTCGATGAAAATAGAATAATGGACATGGTGGTAAAGTAAATTATATACGTACAAAGTTACGCCGTTTAGGTCGTCATATCCGTGGTCGAAGGATAGGTCGTTCATCAATTCCTTTTGACTGGACTAAGCCAATACCAATGCCTAATGACCCTATCAAAAATCAAGGTCAATCATCATCATAGCGCCAAGTACCATTACCACAAAGGTATGTTCGTCAGTAATCGGTACACCGGTATCGAGTACGTACAACGTGAAAATTATTAGATAATTTATAAAATCATGGACAATATAGTTACAACAATTAATGCAACGATAAGTAGTCTGTCACTCGACAATGAAAACTATCAGAAAGTTATTGAGAATAAGCAATCATTGATCGATGCTAACAATGTAATTATCACGAACCTAACTGCAGAGCTGGCTACTCTTCAAGCACCGACAGTAGTGGCCGCTATCACCGCAGTTGATACCTCAAATAATTCGTAAAAATTAAGTATTGTGTAATGTAAGCCTATAGACTATAATTTACGAAAAGGAAGTCTGACAATCTACCCACACCACTCACCTCACATCGTTCGATTATTATTCTAAGAATATAACGATGAAAGAGAATTATAAAAAGCTCACAGAGAATTTTAAGAAAGATTTTGTAGCGATTCTTGCAAAAGAAGCTACTGCAAAATTCTTTAGTATTATGAAAGATGTCGGTGACGATACCGGTACATTTGATGTCATCATATCAACCGCAGATCGTGATCGCCAAAACGAGATCGTCATGCAAGAAGGTTGGGATCTAAGCTTCTACAAGCTTAATCCAGTAGTTCTTTGGGCTCATGATTATGATGCTCTTCCGATCGGAGTATGTACAAACATCGCTCTTGTTGACGGTAAGCTTCGCGCACAGGGTAAGTTTGCGCCTGCAAGTGCTAACCCATTTGCTCAACAGGTCCGAGCGCTCTATGAAGGTGGCTTTGTTAAGACAACCTCTGTTGGCTTTATTCCTACTGAATTTGATGCGAATGATCGTGACGTTGTCCTTAAGGCACAGCTTCTCGAGTTTTCTTTCGTTCCAGTTCCTGCAAATCCATACGCTCTTTCACTTCGTCAGATCAAGGAGCTCAATATCGATGTGCCTTTTCTCATGACAAAAGGTCTACAGTTCGATGTTAAAGAAAAGGAAGGAAGTGTCGGTGATCGATGTGAGCTTGATGATGGTACTCCTGGTGTAATGGGTACTGATGCTAATGGCAATCTGACCTGTGTTCCAGAGAAGAAGGAGACAGATTACGAGGATGCTTTAAAAGGACTTAACAAGAGCATCGAAGTATTTAAGGCTAACTACGTGCGAGTTCACGCAGCTCACAACGACAATCACATGAAAGCCGTTGAGGTATTTAAGGACACTATTGCTGAAGCTGTAAAGGACATTGATATTGCAAAGTCCTTTAGCGAAAAAGGCGTAGAGGTGTTCAAGGACATTATTGAAGCACACAAAAAAGCTCTCGGTCTCGAGAATCAGAGACATTCAAAGGAGCTAGAGGAAGAATGTCTTACTGTCGGAAAGGCCATTGAGGTCTTTAAGAATAGTGTAAAAGACTATACCGATAGTCATCCCGAGGATACAGGTGAAAATCCGACAGCTGATTCGGTCCGAATGATGCACGCGGTCAAAGATGCATTCTCACACATAGCACACGCACACACCGCCTTGAAGGAGTACGCAGACTCCGAGGGTGGCAAAGAGGCCGGTGAAAAATCCGGTTCTGCGCAAGGGTCGAAAACCTCAACAAAGGACTCTAAACTTAATGACGTTGATTCGTTCGTTAAGAACAGAGAATTTTTGAGAATAATTAGTATTGCTTTGGGCCAGACTTTACGGAAATACAATCGTGAAGATCGGGTCTCAAAGTAGAAAATATATGAACGAAAAAGATTTAGCAACATTGACAACACATATTGAAAAGTCTTTCGACGATTACTTTGCTAAGCGCCTCGAACCTATGATGGGTGAGATCGCTACAAAGAAGGCGCAAGCCATCGTTGATAGCATGAAGCAAGATCGTTATCTCAATGATGGCAAAGACA